AAAAATTCCACTCTATCAGCCACAACATCCGTTGTGTAGGCCGTCCGCCCGTCCTTGTCCTTATAACTTCCGGTCTGTATTCTGCCCTGAACGCCTACCAGTCTTCCCTTCGCAAGAAATTTTTCGCAGTTTTCAGCCTGTTTGCCGAAGCATATAACCCTCGGGAAATCCGCTTGCTTTTCTCCGTCTTTTTTTACGGGTCTATCAATGGCAACGGTAAATGTACATACCGCCGTCTGTGTGCCTGATGTGTATCTTACTTCCGGGTCACGGGTAAGGCGACCAATCAAAATTACGTTGTTCATTTGCTCCTCCTAAAATTCTTTGTACTCAAATTTCCCAAGCACTTTGCCCGTCACTTTCTTGCCGAACATCATCATGTCAACCATTTCATCGGACATCATAATGGTTTTTGTTGCACAGTGCGCCAATCTGTTTCCGTTCTTCGTCGCTACCAGTACCACATCGCCCTTTTCGAGGGTGATGTCAAGCGGTACCTCGAAGCAGTATCTTCCTCTGTTGTAATCACCTTCATGGATAACTTGTACAATGTTTTTCATTTCTTCACCTTCTCCTTTTCAATTCTTTCAAGCTGTCTGATTAGCTTAAAAGCCCGGCACTCCCTAACATCCTCTTCAATCCCGAACAGGATTTTAAGCTGCTCAAGCATTATCTCAACATCTCCGATTTCCTCGGCAATAGCGTTTTTAAGCCCTTTCAGCTGCTGTGCGTCGTTTCCTGTGTACCGCCAGAATTTCGTTATCGCCTGTGTCAGCTCCGCCATCTCTTCAATGGTCTGTCTGCTTTGCGGCTCTATCCCGTAGTGCCGGGCGATTTGCTCTGTAAGTCTCATTGTCCCTCTCCTTTCAACATTCTGAGTTCGCCTATCTGCCGAAGGTTCTCTGATAGGCACATTTGCTCTTTTTCTCTCTTGCTCACCAGTTCATAAATTTGCCGGAACTGCGCTCGCGTGGTTTCAATGTTCTCCGTTGTGCAGATAGCTTCCCACCCGATACGCTTCACGGCTTCGGCTGTGTACGGGTCAAAACTTGCCATTGCGCCGTCAAAATCCCACATGCCGTATTTTGATATTGACTTCCGCACCTGCCCCCATCCGTCCGACCAGTCAGACTGCACTGGGCAAACGATTTCCGCAGCGCGTTTTCTGATGTCGGCTACACTCGGGGCAAACGGTGAGGTCTGCACATGGATTTGTACCGCCTTTTTCGTCGTCTCATAATCTAAATCACATAGCGCTGTAAACCATGCCGTCATTGATACTTTATCGGGTATGAACCAGTCTTGCGGGTAATACGCTTTCATCACCGCCGCCAAGTTTGAGAACTCCTGCTTATTCATTCGCCCACCCCCTTATCATGTCAAAATCATTTTTCGGTTTACGGATTCTGTCCCATACAATGCCTTGATACTGGCTCGCAATCGCTTCATCGATTGCTTCAATCACCGCCGCGTCGCCGTGTGTTTTCGCTTTCTCGCTGATTTTTTTCAGTAGGGTGTTCAGTCCGATAGGCTTGTACGATTGCCGTCTTTCGGTTTTGTAGGCCAACCAACGATTTACCGCTTCGGACAATTCCGGCGAAGCCTGAACAAAAAACCAATCCGTTTCGGGATTCCCCTCGCGCGTGCGCGTGCGCGCGTTATTATTTATTTCTTTATTTTCCTTTTTTTCCTTAATTGGAATGTTCGCTTTTTGTTCGCTTTTTGTTCGCGGTTTTGTCGCGTTTTTGTCGCATTGTTTCTGTTGCGCACCCTCTTCAAAGCCGTATTTTTCAACGCTTCCGGCGTCGCATTTTTGTCGCATTTTTATCGCGTTTTTTTGTGGGTTGAATTGATACTTGTCGTAGTTCGTAATTTCTATGAATAATGTCTTGTTTGATTTTTCGACGGTTATCATTTCCTGCTGTTTGAGCAGATTTATAAAATCATCCGTCTTGTGCCACGACCAACCCCATCTTGCGGAAAGCCTCGAAACTGTTGTTTCTACCATACCGCGCTTGGAAACTTTTACTTCGTTACCGTAGAGCCTTTGTTTATCCTCGAAGTTGGCAAGCTGTATCAAGTCAACCCATTCTTTTCCGTACTTGTCCCAAATCCAGTGTGAGAATAGTTTTCGGTCAAGTACTATGTAGCCCATTCTCACCACCTGCCTTTTTCTTTGCGAATTTCAACTTTTCTTTTTCTCTCTTGCCTATCTCTTTCTTGGTGCAGCCTTTTCCCGCCGGGCAACCTCTGGGCTGTCCGGTTATAGTCAGGTAATCGCAACATCGTAGGTTTGACGCGCTTCCTATGTAAAGGTATTTGCACCCTTTGCAAGATTTATCTACTGTGTTCCCCATTGCTGCTTCAACCTTTCTATTTCTTGTGGTGTGGCATATCTCCAAGTATAGCCTTTATGAGTTTTTCTTATGCCCTTGCAGCAATTGCACACGCAAGAAGCCTGAAATCCTTTTGTTTTGACATCATTGAGACAAATGAAGAACATCTCTTTTTCATATTCGATTGAGGTTCCGATTACGGAACGACCTTTTTTTTCGCAAGTCTGCCTATACCGATTCCTCCACTCATCAGTTCTTGCAAATCTGCCCGCCTTAAAAGAATATCTCATATTTTCTTTTTGCGTAGTCCATTCAAGGTTTTTCACATCATTATTTAACGGATTAAAGTCTAAATGATTTACAACATTGAGGCTTCTTTTGTGTGGAATAAATGTTTCCGCAACAAGCCTATGTACGAAAAGCAATTTCTTTTTTCCATCATCTCTAACTAATGCCACCCTGAGATAGCCTTTTGAATTTTCCTTAGGCTTTAAAATTCTTTCTTTACTGTTTTTAAAGGATTTAATGCGTCCTTTCGTACTAACTTGATAAAGGCTATATCCTGTTATCTGTTTCCATTTTTCCATGACTGCTCCATTCTCTTTATTTCATTTTCAGGCAATGTCTCTATCCCTAAAGATTTTGCGTCTTGAATTGTTGTATCAATTAAAGTGCTCATTTCTTTTGTATCGAAAAATCTTGAAGGCTTTAACAAATAGAACCATCTGTAAGTAACTCCGTTGCGGCATTCTGTTTTATCTGTAGGACAAAAATGCGTTTCTATCTGCTTCAACCAAAAATCATCGTCTTTTTGAAGTATCCAATGTTTTTTCCCTTCTTTGTCTTCCCATGCAACTCCGTGTTCAGCAAGGGTTCTGTTATGGTATTCAGCAAATGTAATACCCATTTTTAAAGCACATTTTTTTGCAAGAACATGATAGTAAGCGTTTGCGTCAAGGCTTCGTTTGCGCTTTGTAGGCTCGATTTTGACGGTGTAATCTTTTTTAGGGTCTATCTGTCCAACGGTGTCTAAAAACTCGTGTACGGCGCGAATTTGCCCCTTCTCGAGGGGGATAATCAAATTATCCTGCTTGTAGAGAAGTTCAAGCCGTGGTTGTTCTTTAATCTTCATCGCTTCCACCTATCCATGCGTATTTGTCATACACCAATCTTTTCTCATCCCAGTTCTTATAAGTACTGTTCAGGTAGTCTCTGATGTACCTTCCGAACTCTTTACGATAACCGCCGTTGTCATATTTAAAGTGGCAATCCCTGCACAGCATTACAAGGTTTTCGGGAATCCCCATGCCCCCCTGCGCCCTACTGATGTAGTGGGCGCATTCGAGGGGCCACGGTCTGCCGCACAGTATGCAGCAGTCTTTATCTCTCCGTCTGACTTTCCGACGGGTCTCCGGGGATATTTTGGTATGTTCTTTTATGCTCATTCTTTGCCTGCGGTGATTCTCACATATCCCGCCTTGCCTTTCTTGGTTACCTTCTTGAGATATTTCTGGTACAAATCGGCGTTCTCGGCGGCAAACTTATCGATGTCGAATTCCCATTTTTCCGTCGGTTCTCCGTCCGGGACAAGCGTTATTTTCGTGCCGTTCGGGGTCTCCCATCTCTTGATGCGGTACTTCTCCATGCCTGCCTTTAAGCTTGCCTTTGCGTCCTTGTATTCTTTTTCAATCTGCTTGAAAATTTCGAGTTGCGATTCTAAAAGAAGTACTCTATCCGCTATCTCTACAAGTTCTTTCGGCTGCATTTCCTCTTCGGTTAAAAACGGATTTTCTTTCAGTCTCAACCAGTCTTCACGGAAGCGTTCAACCTCTTTTTTGATATACTCTATGTATGCGGGATAGTCGGATTTTTTAATAAGGTAAACCGTAAGCCTGTCCGCTTTGAATTCTTCGTTAAAATCTTCCGGTCGTTCGTATACCGCCAAAATTCCGCTTTCATAATCGTACATCTCCATGCCCATAAGGAGCTGGCAAAGGTAATAATCGTAATCATTGACAGCTTCATGAATTACAGATGTGGTCTTGATTTCGAGTACCATTCCCTTGTCATAGTCCACTCCGTCAGCATGGTATCTAAGATAGCCGTTTATGATTTTCCCTTCGACAAAATTCGTCTGCCATTGAGCGTTAATATGGTCTCTGATTTGCGGTTCTAACACATTGCCGTATTCCGTGTATGCATTGCCCGTGAAGTCCGATTCCTCAATCCCGGCTTTCTCCTTCAGGAGCTGCCAACGGGTCTTGAACTTCGAGATATTCAGAATTGCGGCGATGTCGCTGCCGCCTATGTATTTATCCCTATCTTTTGTTACATCCTGCATTTACTTCCCCTCCAAATTTTCTAAAACTTCCTTGAATCGTTCTTCTGTTGTCTGACCGTTTAATCCGTAATCCTTTGCGACTTCGGCGAATGGTATATTGTTCTCCCTTAGGTAGATAATCAGCTTTTCACGATAGGTTAATTCAGCCGATTTCGGAGCAGTCGCTTTCTTTTTATCTGACCCTTTTGTCCTTTCGGTGTATTCGTCCGTGTCTGCGTCTTTCGTATCGTCAATACAAAACAATCCATTTAGTGCATACTTCCGAGCATAGGAACTTGCCGAGCCTGTTATCTGTGAAGCGTCCATGCCTTTTTTCGCCTCCTCTTCTCTTGCATATGCATGAACTTGCACAGTCTCTTTTCCGTCCGTTACGGTTGCGGTTGCCTTGATGTAATACCTCTCGCCGATAAGGATAAGCTCGTCCGATATGGTAAGCTGCACATCCTCTTCTGTGCAAAGCGGCTTAACAGCTTCCAAAATGTCCTCACAACTCCTGTACTTATATCCGCCGAATTTATTCAGCTGCCCTTTTGGGGCTTTTAATCTTCTCTGTATATTAACCAATTTTTGCATTACTCCACCTCCGTAAACTCACCATCTATTAACTGATAGAATGTATCTTCTTTTATTCTTTCGCCGTCTACTTGTTCGGTCTTAACGCAAACCGGAATCCATCTCTCCTTGTCATCGTTATATTTCCACTCCGCGAGCGTTATCCAGCTACCTTTTTTTGCTTTTGCAATGCTGCTGATTCCCGCGCACATGATCACACTGTCTTTACCGCTTGAATCTATCTTCGCGGAATCGCCGCTACTGCCTATCTTCGCGGAATTGCCGCTACTGCCTATCTGCGCGGAATAGCCGCTACTGCCTATCTGCGCGGAATCGCCGCTACTGCCTATCTTCGCGGAATTGCCGCTACTG